GGATTCCGGGAAATTATTAAGCCCGGCGCTTTTGATGATGTTCTGACTGACGATGTGCGCGGGTTATTTAATCATGACCCTAATTTTATTCTTGGACGAAGCGCATCAGGAACCCTTGCCATTGCTGTTGATGATAAAGGGCTTCGCTACGATATTACCGCGCCTGATACGCAAACTATCCGTGATTTGGTCCTGGCCCCGTTAATCAGAGGGGATATCAGTCAAAGCTCCTTTGCCTTTCGTATATCTCATGATGGAGAAGACTGGTACCAGGACGACGAAGGTATTGTTATCCGAGAAATTCACCGATTTTCACGCCTTTATGACGTCAGCCCGGTGACATACCCGGCCTATCAGGATGCCGATTCTGGCGTCCGTTCAATGAATGCCTGGCAGGAAGCGCGCAATAGCGGTGCGCTACAGAGCGCCATTAACCAAAGAATGGTGCGTGAGCGCCTGTTAACTCTTCTTAACGCGTAAGGAAAAAGTATGAAACTGCATGAAATGAAGCAAAAACGTAACACCATTGCTGCTGAGATGCGTGCTATTCACGACAAAATCGGTGACACCTCATGGACTGATGAGCAGCGCACTGAATGGAACAAGGCCAAAAGTGAGCTTGATGCGCTCGATGCACAGATTGCGCGTGAAGAGGAATTGCGCCACCTGGATCAGACTTTTGTTGATGATGGTGAAGAGGAACAGCGTCGCAATCCAAATCAACCAGAAAATAATCAGGATCAGCGCCGTGCACAGGCTTTTGATAGCTTCCTTCGCCGCGGCTTAGGTGAAATGAGCTCAGAAGAACGTACTGCTCTGCGCGAGTTACGTGCACAGGGTACATCACCGGATGCTCAGGGCGGCTACACCGTACCCACTCAGATGCTGAACAAGATTGTTGACGCAATGAAGGCTTACGGTGGCATTGCCAGTGTGGCTCAGTTACTGAGCACCTCAAACGGCCAAGATATCACTTGGTCCACAGGCGACGGCACTTCTGAAGAAGGTGAGCTGTTAGCAGAAAACACAGCAGCCAAAGAAGGCGATGTGGAATTTGGTACCGCGATTCTCGGCGCGAAAAAGCTTTCTTCAAAAATCATCCGAGTATCTAACGAACTCTTGCAGGATAGCGGTGTAGATATCGAGGTTTATCTGGCAGCGCGTATTGCACAGCGCATTGGTCGCGGTGAAGCGCGTTATTTGGTTCAAGGAACGGGCCTCGGCAATCCGTTGCAGCCTAAAGGCTTGGCTGCATCAGTAACCGGAAAGATTGACGCAGCTGCTGCCAATAAATTTACATGGCAGGAAATGTTAGCGCTCAAACACTCCATTGATCCAGCTTACCGTAACGGTCCGCAATTCCGCTGGGCATTCAATGACAACACACTGAAAGCCATCAGTGAAATGGAAGATGGACAGAAGCGCCCGCTGTGGCTGCCCGATATTGTAGGTGTCGCGCCAGCCAGTGTATTAAACGTTCCATATGTTATCGATCCTGCGATTGATGATATTGCCGCTGGGAAGCAGTTCATCTTCTGTGGTGACTTCAACCGCTTTATTCTTCGCCGCGTCACCTATATGACGCTGAAACGCTTGGTTGAACGTTACGCCGAATTTGACCAGACCGCATTCCTGGCTTTCCATCGCTTCGACTGCGTTCTGGAAGATACGGCAGCTATCAAGGCGCTGGTGGGTAAGGCTGCATAAACAGGTCGTGAACATTACGCAGTCAAGCTCACCGCCTCGGCGGTTTTTTTACGCCCGTAATTCGTTACGGGCTAAGGGAAATTATGAGCACGATAATTGAAAAACTTCGTGGTCAGTGTCGTATCGATACCGATGATGAAACAGAAGATGAACTCCTGAATCTCTATTTCAATGCCGGGAGACGTAAGGCTGAGAACTTCATCAACAGAAAACTGTACGAAGAGCTCGTGCCCGATGATGATCCGGACGGATTGGCTATTAAAGATGACATCCTGCTTGCGTTAATGCTTCTGGTTGGGCATTGGTTCGAAAACCGCGAGCAGACATCTGATGCCAGTAAATCCAGTATACCGTACGGATTTGAGTCCCTGCTTGAACCCTATCGATACATCCCTCTATAGGTGAAATTATGCAAGCAGGTCGTTTGCGGCACCGCATAACCATTCAAAACTTTACCACTGTCAGATCGCCATCCGGACAGCCGGTAGAAGAGTGGGTGGACGGTAAAACGATATGGGCGGAGGTTAAGGGGATTAGCGGTCGTGAGTTGATAGCCGCTGGTGCAGAAACGGCAGAGACCACAATCCGAGTCTGGATTCGGTTTCGCCGTGATATTACATCCTCATCTCGGTTAAAGGTTCTGAATGGTCCGTTTTCTGGCGCAGTATTAACGATTAATGGTCCACCAATACCGGCAACCAAGGGTACTCGACTGGAAATACTTTGCAAACAGGGGGTAGAAACATAATGGATTTTAGCCTCGATTTTTCCGGGTTAGGCGACCTCGCTAAAGACCTCGAGCGATTAAGTCACGCGGAAAATAACAAGGTTCTCCGTGATGCAACTCGCGCTGGTGCTGGAGTACTTGCCGAAGAAGTTCGGGATCGTGCTCCGGTGCTTACTGGTAAAACCAAGCGTAACGTTGTTGTTGTCACTCAGCGTGACAGGCAACGGGGAGAGATTTCTTCTGGTGTCCATATTCGCGGTGTAAATCCCGAAACAGGAAACAGTGATAACTCTAAGAAGGCAAATAATCCACGAAATGCCTTTTATTGGCGCTTCGTCGAAATGGGAACGTCAAATATGCCTGCTCATCCATTTGTTCGGCCTGCATTTGATTCTCGTATAGAGGATGCTGCCGGTGCCGCAATTAACCGGCTGAACCGCGCCATTGATCAGGCATTAGTGCGATGACTGAATCTGATATTTATCCACTGATAGCGCATCTGGCTAAAGGTCAGGTTTATCCCTATGTCGTTCCCATTAATGCGGCCGGGGACCCTTCAGTATCACCACCCTGGGTGATTTTCTCTCTGGCTACAGATGTGTCATCTGATGTGTTATGCGGCCCGGCAGAGTCGAGGATTGCTGTTCAAATCGATGTGTACTCGAAAACGATTGATGAGGCTAGGGCAATCAGAGAGCAGGCGCTTGAGCTGCTGTTGCCCCTTGGTCTGGCTGAAATCAGTAAGTTTCCATTTTATGAACCGGATACCAGGTTGCACCGGGCGACGCTGGAAGGTGCCGTTATAGCGTAATTTTTTTGATAAACCGACCCATTACCAACCTGCTCCGGCAGGTTTTTTATTGTCAGGAGAATATTAATGAGCAGTAAATTTGAAAAAACGCAGGGAACGAAATTATCCGTCAGCCAGGAGCCTGCTGAGGTAATCAATCCTTTGGATGCTGTCTGGATTGAAGGTAGCTGTGCAACGAAAGAAATCAACTTCACGGGGGGGCAAAAATCAGACATTGATGTAACCAGTCTGTGCTCTACCGAACAGGAAATGGTAAACGGCCTGGCTGCGCCGGCAGAACTAACATTATCTCGTAACTGGGCTGCGGATGATCCAATTCTTGAAATTCTTGAAGACGCCTATAACAGCGATGAACGGCATGCGTTTAAGGTTACTTTCCCATCAGGTAACGGTTACGCATTCCTGGCTGAAGTTCGTCAAAACTCATGGTCAGCGGCAACTGCTGGGGTTGTTGGTGCATCCTACACCCTCCGTCTTAAAGGTAAACCTCAGCGAATCAAAGCTGGCGAGTAATCATTACTGGCGGCGTAATGCCGCTGCACGGAGAAAGTCATGTCTAAAGTTAAGAGTAATATTCGTAGCCTGATTCTATCACCAATGGCAGGTTTTCGTACTTGCACAGTTAAGGTTGCAGAGTGGGAAGGCGCTGAAATAAAGCTGCGTGAGCCATCGGGAAAGGCTTGGGTAGAGTGGCGCGAAGTTATGCAGCCTAAAGAAGGGGGTGACCAAGAGCTAACGGCATCGCAAATTGCGCACCGGAACATGCAAGCTGACATCATTCTGTTCACAGATGTTTTGCTTGATGAAGATGATAGCCCAATATTTTCCGATGCTGACCGGGCCGAAATTGAGCAGTTCTATGGTCCGGTTCATACCCGATTATTGAATCAAGCACTAGGCCTAAGTTCAACACAGGCAGATGCTGAAAAAAAGTAAAATCCCCTGCTATGTTTTTCCTTATGTCCCTTGCGCTGAGATTGGGACGGACGCTTAATGAACTGATGGGTAGCATCACTGCCAGCGAGCTTAAAATGTGGATTGAGTATGACAAACTCAGTCCAATAGGCGATCAACGTGGTGATATCCAGGCGGCAATAATTTCCTCAGCAATGGCGCAATCGCAGGGGCATAGGGTTTCTATATCAGACTTCATAATTAACTGGGGGGACTCTGAAGAAGGCGAGGAGTCTGATTCTGATTCATCTGGTGTCGAGGCGTTTTTTGATAAGTTGGCTGATTAGCCATGATCAGTACAACCAACCCGTGATAGGATAAAATAAAACTTATACCGGGGTGGAATATGGAATTTTTACTTATAGCTATAGTTATCGGCTTGATACCAGCCATTATTGCGAGTAGCAAGGGGCGGTCTTTTATTACATGGTGGATATATGGAGCGTTGCTTTTTATTGTTGCTATAATTCATTCCATTATTATAAAACCAGATATACAGAAAGAAGAAGCTAAAGAAATTGCTACTGGTGATTTTAAAAAATGTCCTTATTGTGCAGAATTAATCAAGGTTGAAGCCATAAAATGCAAACATTGTGGGTCAGACTTGACCGAACAGAAAATCGCTCCTCAAAAAACTGATGCTGAGTATCTTGCAGAGGCTAAGGAAAGAGCGGGAATAAAATAAATCACCATGTAAAGAACCTGCTTCGGCAGGTTTTTTTACGCCTGGAGAAAATGAAATGGCGTCTTTGCGTGAATTAATCATCAAAATATCGGCAAATTCGACTTCGTTTCAGTCAGAAATAGCCAGAGCCTCACGCATGGGGGCTGATTACTACAAAACTATGGAACAGGGTGGGAAAAAATCAGCCGTCGCAAATCGCCAGGCACAACAGGCGCTCCAAGATTTAAATAATGAATTTGCATCAGTTAAAGCAGTCGCTGCTGGTATGACAGGCGCACTTGCTGGTGCTTTTGCGGTTAGTTCGTTAATCCAGACGGCTGATAACTGGGGGCAGCTGGCTTCGCGAATCAAAATGACGACTGATTCCGCAGAGCAATATAATCTTGTCCAGTCTCGGCTAATGGAAATATCGGACCGGACATATAAGCCAATTGAGGAACAGGCCGAACTGTTTATTCGTAGTGCTAATGCTATGAATGAACTTGGCTATTCCACAGAGCTTACTCTCGACTTTATTGATTCCATTTCATCAGCATTAACGATTAACGCAGCAAGCGCAGACAAAGGCACCTCTGCGATTAATGCGCTCTCAAAATCAATGGTATTGGGTAAAGTTTCTGGCGGCGAGTGGCAGACGGTGATGGAAGTCATGCCAACGGTTATCGGTGATGTGGCCCGTTATCTCGGCATAACTGAAACAGCGGTTAAGAAGCTGGCCAGCGAAGGCAAGTTATCGATGCAGACCTTCTCCGATGCCTTGATTAATGCCAAAAATAAGAACGCTGAATTAGCCGACAGCATGCCAAATACCGTAGCTGATGCAATGACAAAGCTAAGCAACCACTGGAAAAGGTACTTAGGGGAGGCTAACGAAGCCAACGGTGCGACACAGGTATTTGTCTCTGGACTAAATAGTGTATCTGGAAACCTCAACGAACTGACCGCGGCGGGAACGGCACTTGTTGGTGTTGGAATAGCTCGATATCTCGGGAATATGACTCGTTCCACTGGAACAGCGACTGCGGCGCTTCTTGCTGCCAAAAAAGAACAAATCGCCTTTGCCGTGGCACAAAAAGAGGCAACAACGGTTTCTAAGGCAGCAGCCCAGGCTGATGTGTATCAGGCTCAGCAGGCATTGGCAGCCTCAAAAACGACTGAGGTTAGGCTGGCGCAGGAAGCAAGAATCACGGCGGCGCAGACAGCTCGTACAGCAAGTCAGGCTCGGTTGCAAGCAGCTCTAACCAGCGGGACGGCAGCAGAAATTACTCGAGCAAGAGCAGCAGTAAATCGAGCTCAGGCCGCAGTGGTAGCAGCAAAGAACGCAGACGCTCAAGCTCTTGCAGAAAAACGGCTTACAGCAGCGCAAGCCCGGCTTGAGAGGACTAGGGCTGCGCAGAGCACTGCAGGGGCAAACCTTAGCTCGGCAACTTCTGTTATTGGCATGGCGGGACGAAGCGTGTCATCGCTCGTAGGGCTACTTGGTGGGGTGCCTGGACTTATAATGCTTGGTGCCGGTGCTTGGTATTACTCAAATCAGCAAACAGAACTGGCACGGAGATCTGCACAGGAATACGCAGCACAGATTGACGAGGTAAAAAGCAAGCTACAAACGATGAGTGTGGCAGAAATTTCCGACTCAGCAGGAAAAATCAAGATATCACTTGAGGAACAAAACCGGCTTGTATCTGAGCAGGCGGAAAAGGTGAGAAAGCTGGAAGTCTCTATTAAAGGCTATCAGCATATGCTTGCAAATCCGGGGCCTGTTGTTGGTGGGATGATGATTAACCATCTTACCAGTGTGGAGTCTGCAACTGACGGGCTGGCAGATGCGCAGAGAAACCTAAGTATTGAGCAAGCAAAACTATCAGAGGAGCAGGGTAAATACTCCGTTCTGACCTCTCAACTGGCGGAAGTTACTACAACTCTGGATGCAAGACTCCGGAAGGTTGGAGAGGAAAATAACAAGGCTTATCAGTCTCTGATCCGTATGAATGGCGCGCAAGACCTGTTTAATAAACTGATCGGAAACGGTAACAGCTTGCTGGGTGAAAGAGCCGGGCTGGTTAATGTGCCTATGCGATTACCCCAGGCGGCAGCTACAGATCAACAGCGTGATGCACTGGACCGAAGTCGAAGAGAGCTTGAGTTATCGAAGCTAAAAGACAGAGAAAAAGAGGCTAAGAGGCTATCCTTCGCCGCCGATGATTTGGGACTGACCAACGATCCTCAGTATCAGACCAATCGCCAAGAGTATATCAACAACGGTCTATCAGTATGGGAAAACAACCAACTCGCTAAACCCAAAAAAACGGGGAAGACTGAGGCGGAGAAAGCCTTTGATGTTTACAGCAGACTGATAGACCAGCAAAAAGAGCAGATAGCGTTATCTGGTAAAAGCACTGAGTTAGAACGTATCAAATATCAGATTAGCAGTGGTGAGCTGTCCAATCTGACCCCTATACAAAAAGCAGAACTGGCAAGAAACGCTAATGCCATAGATATGCTGAAGACTCAGGAGCGATTCAAATCATTACAGCAGGAGCTGTTAACCCCAGAAGAGGCATTGCTTGATCTCACCAAAGAGCGCATGAAACTGTTAAAAGAGGCCGCTCCGGCATCAGATCAGTATCGTGAGGCGATGGAACGTATTTCTAAGGGCTCTGTTCAGGATGCGCCGCAGTTTTCCGGTGTCGATGCATCTGTTTCTGGTCCGATAGGTGAGTTCATCAAGACTGCTGAAGCGGAGAAGGAACTTGAAGACTGGTACCAAAAGCAGCTTGAAATGCAAAAGACTCTGCTGGAGGAAAAAATTGGCTACGAGGAAGAGTATGCCAAGCGAGTAGAAGAAATTAACGCCCAGCACACGAAAAAACTGACAGATATCCAGGGGGCTTACGCTGTTTCTGCTATGTCTTCTTTTGCTGAGATAACAGGTAGCGCGACGGATATGGCGGGCAAGATTTACGGCGAAAGCTCAGGTGCATATAAAGCACTCTATCTTGCACAGAAGGCCTTTGCGGTTGGCAGCATCATTATGAATGCGCACATTGCAGCGGCTAAAGCGCCTGCTGAGCTCACCATTTTAGGTGGCATTCCTGTTGGTGCGGCTTTACTTGCATCGGGTTATGCCAGTGCTGCGATGGTTGGTGGAATGGCCCTTGCAGGCATGGCGCACGATGGTATTGATCGCGTCCCTGAAACAGGCACCTGGCTGCTCCAGAAGGGCGAGAAAGTTACCACAGCCAGGACATCTGCAAAACTTGATTCAACGCTGGAAGCAATTCAGCAGCAGAAGCAAGAAGAGCGGGAATCTGTCATGAGCGGTTTCACTTACTCACCAACCATCCAGGTAAACGGCAATCCAGACGATAGAACCCTTTTGATGATTCAGGAAGCCGTTAAGCAGGGCGCTAAAGAGGGGTATCGGCTGATGGTTAACAGCTTAGCGCGTGGGCAGGGCGATGGACATAAGGCGCTGGTAGCCGGGTATCAGACAAAACGCAGGACGGGATAATGGTCGAACTTTACTACCCCCATGATTATCTGCCGTTGCCGTTGATGGATGGATACGGATTAAAACCTGTATCACCTTTAGTTCGTACTGAACTGGTTAGCGGCAGGGCAAGACAGCGCCGGCAATATACCTCCACGCCAACTCAAGCCACCATTAAGTGGATTTTCAAAACTGATGGTGAGTCGCAGCTCTTTGAGGCCTGGTTCCGTGATGTCCTTCGGGACGGTGTAGCCTGGTTTAACATGAAACTGCACACTCCGCTTGGGCTTGAGTTTTACAAATGCCGGTTCACCGATATTTACCAGGGGCCTACGCTTGTCTCTCCTGTTTACTGGCAGTTCACCGCGACGCTGGAACTCTGGAAGCGACCATTACTGCCGGACGGATGGGGCGAGTTCCCTGACTTCGTGGTTAACAGTTCCATTCTTGATATCGCCGTTAACAGGGAGTGGCCAGAAGCATGACAATACTGGAAAGACTCTAC